CTGTTGGTGCACACAATCATTACAAAAGACTAATCATATATAAACAAGATGATTTTGATGAGACAAAGAAAATTGATAAGACTAATGTAATGCTTTTAGGTCCTACAGGTTCTGGTAAAACTTACCTTGTAAAGAAACTAGCTGAAATGATGAAGGTACCTTATTACATAGCTGATGCTAATAATATGACAGCATCAGGTTATGTTGGTAAAGATGTAGAAACAGTAATTGATGGATTGTTCCAAAATGCAAGAGGTAATTTTGATGCAGCTGCTACTGGTATCGTATTCATAGATGAGTTTGATAAGTTATGTAGTAAGACTGATGGAGTGAAAGGCAGAAAAGATGTGGGTGGAGAAGCAGTACAGCAAGCACTCTTAAAACTAATTGAAGGAACTGAGATTGAAATGGAAAGGCAACAAGGATTATCTAAAGTAAGATTTGTTGTTGATACATCTAACATATTGTTTATTGTAGGAGGTGCTTTTACTGGATTAGAAGAAATCATTGGTGAAAGACTTAACCTTGGTAAAAGAAGTATAGGCTTTGGTGCTGAATTTAAAGGTGATGTAGAAGAACAAAAGAATATCTTTAATCTTGTACAGCCAGAAGATTTAGAAAAGTATGGATTCATACCAGAGATTCTAGGACGTATACCTACAATTGCGCCATTACAAGAATTAACTGAAGATAATTTAGTTGATATTCTTTCAAAGGTAAAAAATAATGTTATCCACCAATACAAAAGATTATTTGAACACTCTAAGATTGAATTGAAAATATCAAACAAAGGTCTTAGGTATATTGCTAAGAAGGCACTGGATAGAGGTGTTGGTGCTAGAGGTCTAAAATCATTGGTTGAGACAGTATTATTAGAGTATATGTTTAATTTAGAATCAGCTATCTTAGACGAAAAAGACGTGGAAAAACTATTACAAGATGTTTGAGCATGATTTTATCGAGGTTCCAAAACTTAAACAAGTTACGAACCCAAACGAAAGATACTATGAAAATTCTAATGGTAGTAGATTTCCATCAATAACTACAGTGCTTGGTCAAACAAAAGACATGACCAAGTTAATGGAGTGGAAAAAAAGAGTTGGTGAAGAAGAAGCAAATAGAATCAGTAGAAAAGCAACTACTCACGGTACTAAGTTTCATAAGGAATGTGAAAGATATTTACTTAATGAAGACTTTGAACACAGCTTATTATTTAGAGCAGTACGTCCTACTCTTGATAGGATTATTAGTGTTAAGTGTTTAGAAACTGTACTATATAGTGAATACCTAGGAGTAGCAGGTACTGTTGATTGTATTGCTGAAATGGATGGTGAATTAAGTGTTATTGATTTTAAAACTAGTAGAACAACTAAAAAGGAGGAGTGGATAGACGACTACTTTATACAAGCAGCTTTCTATTTCTATGCATTTTATGAGCGTACAAAAATACTTCCGTCAAATACAAAAATCATTGTCACAACTAATGACGGTAAAGTCCAAGAGTTCACTCAATCAGCCAGGAACAATAAGTATTGGGTTGAACGACTTAAGACAAGAATCAATTTATATAACTCAAAAAGAGAGGAGAGTCAACATGGATAGTTTTATAGGTCCAACAGAAGTAGAAAAAGTAATGAGAGACATTACAACTTTTTGGGACACTAGCAAAGCACCTGAAAAAGAAAAAATTAGAATATTACAATTAGTAGAAGATTATTACAGGACCAGAAATCTAAATGATATGGATATTGTAATATCAAACTTATGTAAAAGTGTCTTGCAAAGTAAAGGCGTAATGGATAACCCAGAGATTATATGATAGGTATAGAGGATAAACAAACATTGCCTTCACAAACTGTAAAAAAGAATTCTTTATCTGATAGTGATTTTCAAAATAAGATAAAACAATTACCAAAAGAAATCGAAGAAATTGTAGCTAAAGGTAAAGGTGTAAATTACATCGATGCCGTTATTTTTGTATGCGAAAAGTATGGTCTTGAAATTGAAGGTATGAAAGCAATGCTACCTAGTAATATAAAAGAGAAAATCGAGAAGGATGCTTCTGATTTAAACATGCTAAAATATAAGGTTAATAGTCTTGTCTGATAAATTTGCAAAATCCATGACTGCTTTTTTTCGGTTTATTGCCGATACATTCTTTGCAAAAAGATATGGTCATAGAGCAGTGGTATTAGAAACTATTGCTGGTGTACCTGGTATTGTAGCAGGTGTATGGCTACATATGAAATCACTGAGAAAGATGCAACCTGGCATGGGTCCTAAAATTAGAGAGATGTTAGAAGAAGCAGAAAATGAAAGAATGCATCTCATGATTTTTATTGATATTGCAAAACCAAATGCATTTGAAAGATGGTTAGTACTATTTGCACAATTCATCTTTATTGTTTTTTACTTTATCTTATTTGTATTCTTTCCAAAGACAGCCCACCGCATGATACACTACTTTGAAAGAGAAGCAGTGATATCATACACACACTATCTAAAATTAGTTGATGATGGAGAAATTGAAAACATTCCAGCAACTAAACTTGCCAAACAGTACTATAATTTAAAAGATGATGCTACACTCAGAGATATTATCATAAAGATAAGAGCTGATGAAGAGAAACATGCACAAGTAAATTATAGGTACAGTCTTGACTAGAACCGGATACGAAATATACATAAAATATCTTGCTCTTCAAAAGCATTTCAGTACTGACTATGACTACTTTAAGTTTAATGGTAGGGTAAAAGCTAGTGTTGATGCATATCAAAAGAGGAATGATATGTTTGCTTTTGAAAAGCTATCTAAGATTATATCTAATGATGACCTAGAAGATTTCTTTGTTTCGCATTTCTTAGAAAATCCAAAAGAATGGATTAAAAATATGAGTAAGCCTACAATGGAAACTTTCAAATCAAAACTCAGAAGAATGCCATCATTGTTTAAAGAAGATTTGATGTATATAAAAGAACAAGGACCTAAAAAAATGATGGCTATCTATCTTGACAAAATACCTGAAATACATAATGCAGTTATTAAAAAAGATATTAATATAGAGAGTATAATCCTATTAGATAAAATTTATCCTTTTATTGAGAAACATGAACAAGCAATTCAATTACCTTTTGTATGGCCTGAACATATTAAAAAAGTTAAGAAGTACCGACCGTTTGTTTTATCTAAATTGGAGTATAAATATTATGAGGACATCGCAAGAGATGTTCTTATATCAAGCTAGAATCTTGTTAAACTTATCTGTAACGATAAATCGAAACGACGAAACGGAGGAAAATTATGTCATTTGATGATTATCTAAAAAATCGCTCAAGCCAATTTGAGCAACTTAAAACATCCCTACAAAAAAATACTGAGAAGAAAAGTTACGATGATGACCGTATCTGGAAAGCTCGTATGGGTAAAGATGGCACTGGTTATGCAGTTGTCAGATTCTTACCTGGTAAGGATTCTTCTAAAACACCTTGGGTGACTATCTACGACCATGGTTTCCAAGGACCTACTGGTAAATGGTACATTGAAAACTCTTTGACTACCATTAACCAAAATGACCCAGTGTCAGAATATAACTCTAAGTTATGGAATTCTGGTATTGAGGAAAATAAAGAAATAGCTCGTAAGCAGAAAAGACGTACATCTTATTATGCAAACGTTCTTGTTCTTAATGACCCACAAGATACTTCTAACGAAGGCAAAGTTAAAATCTTTAAGTTTGGACAAAAAATCTTTGAAAAGATTATGGCGTCTATGCAGCCTGAGTTTGAAGATGAAACTCCTGTAAACCCATTTGATTTGCTTGAAGGTGCAAACTTTAGAATCAAAATCAAAATGGTTGGTGGATATTGGAACTATGACTCTTCATCTTTTGAAAAGCCTGGTGCCATTAGTGAGGCTGAAGACAAGATGAAAGCTATCTTTGAAGCACAACATGATATTCATGATTTAGTTGCTGAAGACAAGTTCAAATCATATGATGAACTTAAAACAAAACTAAATGAAGTGCTTGGTGATACTGAAGTTTCTGCTGCAGTTAGTACATCTACTAAAGAGGTACCTACAGCTGAGACATCTTCAACTGAGTCTAACGATTTTCAAGAGGTCTTTGAATCAAAGACTGAGGAAGTCAAAAAAGATGATGATGAAGATTTAGAAGATTACTTTAAATCTTTAGCTCAGGACTAAATTGTAAGGGAGGGCTTATAAATTGTTATAAGCTCTTCTTTACCTTTCACTTTTATTTTATCCACTTCGATAGAGTCAATATTACTTAATAGACTTTTAGTGTATTGTGAATAGAGTAATGGTACAACATTACCATTCTCATCTTTATAGTTTCTAGTCTGTGCTTCTAGTCTAGCAGCCAAGTTAACAGCATCACCAATAACTGAGTAGTCTAATCTCATTTCACTACCCATATTACCTACAATACATGTACCTGTATTTACTCCACTACCAATATTAATCTCTGGTAAACCTTTTGATTTGAATTCTTTTTTAATCTCTTCAGTCTCTTTTGCACATTCAATAGCAGTTTTTACTGCCATTTCAGCATGATTGTCACAATCAAGTGGTGCATTCCAAAAAGCCATAATGCAATCACCCATATATTTGTCTATTGTGCCACCATTCTTTAAAACAATTTTAGTCATTCTATCTAAGTAATCGTTTATTACTTTCACTAATCCTTCAGGGTCATTGTTATTTTTATAGTGTTCAGATATTGGTGTAAATCCTACAATATCCATAAACAAGAAACTCATATCTTTTCTATCACCACCTAGTTTAATTTTATCTGGATTCTTTTGCAATATTGCTACTTGTCTTGGGTCTAAATACTTTTCAAATTGTTTTCTTATCTGTTGTTTTAAATTAAACTCTAATATAAACCTATTGAATATAGAATGCATTGCAACAATAGTAAATGTAATTATAAACCAGCTTATATCTACAAGTGTAAGTGATTGATTGAACATAAACATAGTAAAGTAAACACTACCAATATAAACACCAATTGTAAATAAACCTATCAACCAATAAGGAGCAATTCTTACAAGTGCAATTAATACAGCTGAGATTAGAACAGCCATAATTGTTTCCATAAATATGTTTGTATCATCTCTTTTTATATGTGCACCATCAATAATTGTCTGTAAACTAGATGCAATTACATAGTGATTATATTGTTCACCAGCTGATGTAGCAATCAATGGTGTCAATCCTTCAGCTGTTAAAGATACAATTACTGTTTTGCCTTGAGTTAACTCAAATCTTAAGTCATCATCAGCGATTGAGATAGAATCAAAAGCCTTATTATAGTTAATCCATATCCTACCATTTCTATCTGTAGGTATTGTAGCATAACCAGGAACTCTTACTGCAATAATACCATTTGCATCTGCTTTGACTTGATAAGATGGGTCACCAGTAATTGCTCTTATAGTCTCAATTGATATTGCTGGATAAACTTCTTCACCTACTCTCATAAGCAAAGGTATTCTTCTAACCAATCCATCTACTTCTGGTGCTGTGTTAATTACACCCACACCATTTGTTTTTAAACTTGGTAGTGGTCCTAACATTCCACCCCACTCAAATAGATAAGGTATTGGGTCTCCTATTTTAGCTATACCTCTTGGTACTGCATTTCTATTTGTTTGATTTGTACCTACTTGTGCGATTACAGTTCCATATTGTAATGCTTCAGAAAATAATATATCTCCACCTTGTCTATCTTCTTCAGTAAATAGCATTGGAAATATAATCATACCAGCACCTTGGTCTCTTAACTTGTATATTAAGTCAGCATATACTTCTCTATTAAATGGATATTGACCGTATTTTTCTATCGCTTTCTCATCAATTTCAACTACAATAATATCTTGAGAGTAAGTTTTTTCTTGTGAGGTTATGATAGTATCAAAACCTTTTAGCCTTAATACTTCTTTTAGATAAGGTTCTTGCAATCCATAAAACGTAATTGCAGCTAATGTGAGGAATGCAATAGTCCAATGTGTAAGTATTTTAGTCATTTACTGATACCGTGCATCCACCATAAGTATTACAAAATTGATTCAAGGTATATGAACTATTTGAATAACCATTGTTTTGATTCATGGAAAGAGTAGTTGGATAATTGCCATCTAAAGTTATGGTTGCAGTATGTGCAGAGTTATATCCCATTTGATAAGCAATTACATTATTATCATCATTACTAATAGTAAGGTTTAAAGTTTTAGACCCGTCATGACCTTGGAATATTCCAACATCATTACCATCACTGTATATTTTTAAATCTATAGAGTGAGCACTGTATAATTGATTAGGTGAGCCATTTCTTTGACCCATATAGATATCGTTGTTATCACCTTGTAAGTATAACTTTTGATTATGATTACCAGCTTCTTGACCATCTGTAGCTGTAAAGTTGTAGCCATTACTAAACGTACTGCCCACACCCATGCCCATGAAGATATCATTACTATGTCCATTGATGTCTATATGTGCAGTTGAGAATGTAGAAGTATTGATAGTTTGTTTTTGTGTAATCTTTAAAGAGTTATTATTACCAACTATACTAGCAGTTTGATTATGGTACCCTCTAATTAAATGATTACCAGTACCATCTTGAATTATATCCAAATTAAAATTATTACCTGACTGATTTATGTATATGTCACTAGCTTCAGCTTTGTTAGCCCATATAAAAAGAAATATAAAAGCAAAGCTAATTAACTTGAAGAATGTTGATAACATTATCCTGCCCTCCCAATTCAAAGTCATATACTTCGAAATCGTTTTGTCTAAATGAAATAATATATCCATACTCTTTATCTAATCTTAATTCAAAATAATTAGATGGACCTTCTCTTATGTATACCCATTGAGGGTCTTCATCTAAAATAATAATTCCTGTTTCAGGGTCTTTACCTAATTTAACACCAGCAACTGTAGACCTCTTATCATCTAATTCATCTTTCATGGCCTTTGCTAATTCTTCGTTAATTTGTTTTAGAATATCTACCAAAAAGTTTTGTTCTAAAAAATCTATTTCTAATCCTGTTGACCATGTACTTTCTTCATCTACTTCTAATTCATCTACTTCTAATTCATCAAATTCTAAAAAATCTATATCTAAAGCTGAAGCTACTTTATTATATGACTCTTTATTTTGTTGGTCTTCTATTTCTTTTGGTTTTTGAACTATCAATAGATTACCTATTTGTTGTTCACTTAAATCCAATATTACAGGTTGCATTGGTCTACTTTCAGCCGTACTTACAACAGTTGCTTGAAATGCTTGATTCAGTATTACTTGACCAGCATCTGAAGTGACATCAATTTCACCTACATAACAATTTCCAGCTGTATCACAAGATGGTAGCAATATAATAGTTGAGCCACCAATCTCATCAACTGTCATACTAAAATCAGTACCTCTTACACCAATTGTTGCTGTTGGTGTTTTGATAGATACATTTTGTGCATAGTTCTTTGCAATTTGTCCTGATGCATATCTTATAGTACCCAATGATGCTTTGATAGATAAACTACCTATGTCATTAGCTGGGTCATAAACAAATTCATCAATAACTAACTTTGAGTGTTCAGTCACATCCACTCTTGTAGTATCTACAAATTCTATGGCTGTTCTACCATCACCAGTTTTTACAACATTGTAAGAGAATACATCTAGTCCCTCTACAGAAACTACTTCTTCTCCTTGTTGTTCAATTACAGCATTACCTTTTTGGATTATCACATCACCAATCGTCTGTGCGTAGACTACGTTGGTAAATAGTAAGCCGCAAAGTAATGCTGTAATTAGTCTTATATAGGACATTAGTCCGTCTGGCTTATATCGATATCATGGTTGTCACCTGATGTTGTCAATGTAATCATCTGGTCATTAATACCAGACTGTACTATATCAACATCGGCTATACCACCAGTATGAGTATGGATTAATGTATGACCATTAATATCTCCATTCCCATCTATATCAATTAACCAATTGTTTGTGTCTCCATTTACAGATATCGTCAATATCGCACTTGTACCGTCAACTGTAGCGGCTATCACATTTGAATCAGAACCCGACTGGCCAGTAATTGTACCAGTGAAGTTTGATGCATCAGCAGTTTGACCAACATCTAAATCGATATCGTTCGAACTACCAGTGAATGTGATAGAGGAAGTCACTGTTCCACAAGAAGAGTTATTTCCTGTAGAATCACAGTTAAAGTCAATATTGTTGGAATTACCATTTACATTAAAAGTACCTGTGTATGTCGCTCCGTTTACATCAAACGTTAGTACGTTTGAATTACCCACTTGATCGATATCAAGTGTTGTGGTCGCGCCGGTCACTGTACTAGCTGTAGTAGAATTACCAACAGTATTGTTTTGTCCATCTTGAGTAATATCTAAGTCAAGTGTATTACCACTTTGAGTGACATAGACATCATTCGCATAAACCATACCTGTAAATATAAAGAATGACACGATGAAAGTTTTAATGTATAGTTTCATCATTTGGTTTATCCTCCTTTATTTTCCAAAGCTGTAAAGCTTCTCCTTGGTTTATAATATCAATCACACAAAATTCTATTGCTGATCGAATTGCATAATTTACTGGCTCATTCATAGCAACACCGCTTTCTATTTCGATGGCCCTTGTACCCATATCTAAAAATCGAAATACATCCATACCTTCTTTCAGGGATGCTATTGTCTTAGTGCCTGAGCTTGCAATTAAGACCTCCCCTGTTTGAACTGATATGACTCTCATAGCAACAGTGACTTGGTCCACCCTGTATTCAGTCGATGTACCAATGCCAAAGTATCTAGCACCATTTCCTCCGGTATCTACATTAGTATCATAGGAAACAATGCCACCCTCTATTATTAGGCCTGCAAATAATAAAGGTTTCAAAGAATTTGCATTAGCTTCTTTTCCCTCATAAGCCTCTCTTGTAGAACGTATTAACTGACGTTCTTTAATTACAGCATCCAAATTACCGCGTTCTATAACCTTGAACCATGTACCGTCTCCAGCCTCTTTCAAAGCTTGGATTAACCAAACTTCGGGTCCCTGTGACACTGCAGTACTTAATTGAGAAAAGTTTTTTGCTGGCTTTCTTTGACCTGTCTTGTCTATAAAATTATAGACTGCAACTGTTAGAATAGGTCCATCAATACCTGGCAAAGAAACTAATTGTTCATTAGTAGGTGTGCCATACTTAAATGGTCCCTTATCTACGTACTCCTGGTGTGTAAACCTTGGAGTGGCGCAGGCAGAGACCATCACCGTAAGTATTAATATTGATAAAACTTTTTTCCACATATTGCATTTCACTATTAGAATAAGAAATCTCCGATTGGAACACTTATTTCTGTCACAGTACCGTCTTCGGCAGTGACTGTTAAAGTAATTGTACCAGCCGTATCATCTCTCACCCATGCAATTTGTGCACCCTCTACATTTGCTGTACCGGATGTTGCGCATGTATCTGTTGAGCTATCGCAGCTAGTACCAAACATATTATCAACTAATTGTTTAGACAAGTTAGCGTATATTCTAGATTCTACATTCTTAATAAATTTAGCAATAGTTGTATTCTCCAATTCACGTTGTGCTGCAGCTGCAGCTGATTTCTCGTCGGCTTCTACATCCTTACTTCTAGAATATTGAAGTTGTTCGATACTTAAAACATGTGAAGAATAACCATGCTTAGAAAAAGCAGGATTACCGAACTCAAATACGAGTTCGCTTGACATAATTTTTTGTGGAATGATGGCTACAAGTAGCGCAATCGAAAATAATTTAATTGTAGTCAGCACTCCCATATTAGTTTGTGCTTTCATATATTATTTATTTTCAGGCTCTTTTTTTTCTTTTTCCTGCAATTGAATTACTGCATCTAATTTAGAACGCAATCTAATAATATCGTTATCAAGCATTCTTATTCTATCTAAGAGTGCAATTAGTACTTTATGTGTTTCACTTAAATTCTTTTTTATGTTCTTTGTTGTAAAATTGTAGACAAACCAGATAAACCAAGCCATGCCAACTGCTGCTAAAGTAGGAAAACCGTAAACACTTAATATCTCTACAATAGTCTTCATATCATTACACCTAAACCAAATCCAAGAAAGAATGTAAATATACCTGCTAAGACCATGTCAACATCACGCCACATGTACTTATTCTTATTGTATTTCTTTAAATCAATCACGCCTAGCATCCTCTTTACCATTAGCTCTTGCTATACGTTCTTCATCAGGGTTTAATTGTAAAACATGAGATATTTGAACATCGAGTTTAATCATGTCATTATTCATGTTTCTTACTCGATTATCTAATTGTGTGATTATTGACTTTTGTGTATTGATTGAACCAACAACTGAATCTAAAATGTACTTTAAAATAATGTATATAAAGATAGCCATGACTACCGCACCAGCCACGGGCAGCCCGAAATCATTTAACAACATTAAAAAGTCTTTCATATTAACCACTCTTTATTGGGCTACGACTTACAACTTTCTTTCGATATGTTCCGTCAGGCAGTTGTTCTAAAACATCTTCGGGTATATCGATTTTTGCTCCATCGCTATCATAATCAATTGGCCCACCCATTTCATCAGCCAATTGAGCATAGAAGTCTGGTGTTTCCTGAATAAACTCTTTGAGAGTCTTTTGTTGTACAGGTTTTTTATCACCTAATAGATTATAGTAATGGTCTTTTTGATAATCCCTCTCTACATCTATATCTTCTACGTCTGGAACTATAGGTTGAACCACTGAATCTTCGGTTTTGATTTCTTCAGTTTTTTTTTCTGGTTCTACCTTTGGAGCTGGTGCTATCGGAGTTGGTCTTTGCGGACGCTCTCTTCTTATAATATCATTCCATGCTATCAATAACGCAACCGCTAATGGGTCGAATACAATAACTAAAATAATAATCACCCATCTAACAGCGTCTTCAAGAAGTCCTCTATCAACATCTCCATAGATAAGTTCTGCAATATATTTAATCGGACCAACTTCTGCCTCTAACTTTCTATACTCTTTTTCATATACAAGTTGCTCGGTTTTTAGTTCGTCTTGTAAAACTTGTTCTTTGTTTATCTTATTTTCTAAGTCAGCAATTTTACCATCAATATCTTCTGTCTTCTGTTCTGACTGAACTCTATAAGATTTTATGACATCTTGTAAATCTTTTATCTGGTCTTTATATTTGTTATCAATATTTTGTAGTTCTTTCTTTAGTTCGTCATTAGCAATATCAACTTGCTCTTGTTTTCTAGCATTTGAACCAAAACCAGTGATTGTGTCATTAATTGTTCTTACTTTTTCATTGTAAGCATCATTAGCAGCTTTCTTTTCACTTTCAATTCTATCATAAATTTTATCTAATTGTGTTTGTTCATTACCTATTTGTATATCAACTCTTTCACTATTGGGTTGTAAAAGTCTTTTAATTTCAGCATCCCATCTATCAATTTTAGCTTCAGACCTTATAAGTTTCTCTTCAATAGAGTCTACTAAAGCAATTTGTTCCATAGACATAGATGATTGTTCAACATGTGCTTTTGATAAGAAACCAAAGATACCTAGTGAAGTAATGAACATTAAAAGACCAACAGCAATTATAAGATAAGACTTTAAGAGTAGTTTAGTCTCTTTCCAATACTGATGCAGATAAACTACACTTACTAGTTTACCAATCTCAAGTGCTGTACCCATTATAATAATAGGTATCACTGCAGCCGCGAAAATAGTAGCCAATCCATATATTGAATAGTAGGCTGCAATCGCGGAAATTGTTAAGGCTACGGGAAGTAGCATCCATTTCATCATATTGTATTTATAGTAAGTATCAACTCGAGATTGCACTCTTAAAGAATTTGAAAAAAAATATGTTGTTGGGTATAATCTATTCGTATGTTGAAATTTTTTCGAAACATATTTAACTACGTAAGTAAGGAGGGCCACATGGCTAAACGTAAAACTCAAGAGCAAAAAGTAATTGATGCTCTTTCAAACGGTGCTGAATTGACTGCCGCTCAAATGAGAGACAGGTTCAATTTGGTGAACCCGACTGCTGTAGTGACAAACCTAAGACAAAAAGGGTTTGCTATTTACGGCAACAAACCTGCTAAGTCTAGCAGAAGTAGAGTAACTAGGTATCGTATGGGTACCCCTACTCGTGCAGTTGTAGCTGCCGGCTACAAGGCTATGGCACAAGGCTTAGTATAAGTCTTTAGTTAGCTAACTAAAGGGAGCCTTGTGCTCCCTTTTTTTATAGGAGACATCATGGGCAAACATATAAAAACTGCTATGGACGTAAGATTCATAAATGAATTAGCTACTGAAGTCTATAAGTTAGACCCAGAAAACGAAAAGCTAAAAGAACTTAGCTCACTCCCAAACTATGAAGGTGGTGAGTTAAAGAAACATCTGCAAGAAATTAAAAAAAGTAAATAGATGGTATAACTATAATAACACGGTGAGCTACTTTGCTCCAAACAAAACACTCACCTTAATAAACTGATATAAAGGAGATAAATTATGTCGAAAATTAAAGTAGGAATCATTGGAGTTGGTTCCTGTGCAAAAAGCCTAGTTGAGGGCATTCAATACTACAACGAAAATCCTGAAGATAAAATTGGTTTAATGTACCCTGATATTGGTGGGTATGGAACTAAAGATATCGAATTTGTAATGGGTTTTGATATTGATGTACGTAAAGTAAATAAACCATTAGCTGAAGCATTGAGAGCTCAGCCTAATTGTTCTATGAATCATGTTGAAACAATCTATACAAATGGTGATAGTAATTCAAGCTGTGTAAAATCTAAAGCAATGGTCTATTCAGCACCAGAGCTAGATGGTATCGCACCTCACATGCATGACTATCCAGATGAAGTCACATTTGTAAATGGTGCAATTCCAGCTGAGTCTTTTGATAGAACAGTAGAGTTAATTAAGTATCATAATGTAGATGTACTTATTAATTATCTACCTGTAGGTTCAGAAGATGCTACAAAATATTGGATTGATGTTGCATTAGCATCTGGAGTAAACTTTGTGAATTGTATTCCTACATTAATATCTACTGAAGATGCTATGGAAACTGAACAAAGATTTATTGATGCAGGTTTAACAATTGTTGGTAGTGATATGCGTTCAGCATGGGGAGCATCTCGTATGTCAGAAGTATTACAAGGTGCAATGCTTGATTCTGGTTTACAAGTCACACAACATATACAAATGAATATGGCAGCTGGTTCTACACAAGGACAAGAAAATATTAGAACTGGTCGTACAGCAAATACAGACTTTTTGAATATGGCAAAACAAGATAGATTGCATTCAAAACATGTATCTAAAGAAAATGTTTTAAAAGGTCAGAATATTGTAAGGGACGAATCAACAGCGGGTATGACACTATTTGCTGGTCCATCATTAACAGTACAGCAAAAACCAGGTGGTGATTACATTCCATCAGATAATAAGATTGCAAACTTTGATATTGTTGCTTATGGTTTTGGTGGTGCAAGGTATGAAATGTCAGCCAGATTATCTGTACAAGACAGTCCAAACTCTGGTGGTGTTGTAGTATCAGCCATTAGGTTCTGTAGAGTTGCAAATGAAATGGGTATTGTTGGTTATCTTAGAGGTCCAAGTGCATGGACTCAAAAGTCACCACCAGTTCAGTTAAAAACTGATGTTGCAAAAGCTGAATGTGATGCTTTAGCTGAAAGAAAATATACTGAAATGACTACAGCTCAGACCATAGATGCTAGACCAAAAGCTAAAGATTTACCTCACACATTTCAAGCAGGAAAAACTGACTATGAAAATTAATACATTTGATATTGATGGTGTTATAGACTTTGGTGATACATACACGGGCGTACGTCCATGTGTGAATGACATTATTATTACTGGTCGGTCAGTACATAGTGAAAGAGAAGCTACTGAAAAAATGCTACATGACCGCGGCATAAATAATATGTTATTTATGAATGACCTGCGAAGAGATGACCCAGAGTATGGCCGTGAAGCTAGTGGTAGGTTCAAAGCTAAAATGATTACAATGCTAAAGAAACAAGGTTATGATATTGGTATGCACTTTGAAGATGATGAAATACAAATTAATGAAATCAAAAAAGAACATCCTGATTTACATATCGTCCATTTAGTCAGACAAGACGGTATACATCCTTATGAATAAACTATTAGATAAAAGAAACGAAGACAACTTTCAAATATTTAATGAGTGGGTAAAAGAGTTCTTTAAAAGAGAATATCTTAGAGACTATGGTGATTTAAATGATTACACACCAAGTCATGTTGCAATGCGAGAAGAAGTAAAATATTGGAATCCAAATAGGTCTAAACATGCTGAGGTGCATTGGTTAGAAAATTATGTATTTGGTAGAGATGATATTAGTCTTAGAAATAAGATATTGAATGCTATGGCAGTTAAATTTGTTGGTATGCCAACACTTACACTTGTTGCTAGTGACTCAGCTGATTATCATAATATTATAGACTTTGATAGATATGAAAATGAAACTGTTTACCGTCATAAGATACAACAAAATTTAAACCTTAATAGACATAAGCTAGCAGTGTGGGGTTCAAC